ACGCTGTTTATATTTCCTTTGATAAAATTATAAAAAAATATTCACATTTACAAAAAATAGAAACGATTGGTGATGCCTATATGGTTGTGGGCGATATTTTTAGAAATACTATAAATCATAATGTTGTTATAAACGAAATACTATCATTTGCGATAGATATTATTAAAGAAGTAAAAACAATCAAAACACCTGATAATATTCCCTTGTGTATTCGGGTTGGAATAAATATAGGAAGCGTCACTATTGGAATATTAGGAAATGAATTACCGAGATTATGTGTGGTTGGAAATGCCGTAAATATGGCATCAAGATTACAATCAACCGCAGAAATAGATACAATACAAATTAGCAGTGATGTTTACGAACAATTAGGAACTGTAGAAATTGATAAAAAATATGAATTTACAATAAAAGAAGGTGTTTTCTTGAAGAACATGGGGTCTGTGACAACGTATAATATACCCCCTAATTGTTCATCAGGACAATAAACAATTTAAGAACATTTACACCTTTGCACATTTAAAACGCCCATTTTAGAGGACAAAAAAAATATGCAAAAACGTAAAATCAATAGTAGGAATTTCACCTACGATGGTCTAACTGTTCCTCTTCTTTTTTCCCTTTGGGATTTGAAGAGGTAAAAGATGAAAACATAATGGGGGTTCCTGTTTTTAAGTATTCATTGTTATAAAGAATAAGTATACTATTTTTAATTTATTTTTATGGATTATAATTATTCAAATTTGATATTATAAAAAATATAATATCAAATGCGATACGAATTATGATGTAGTAGTTGATGATGAGGAGGTGGGGAGATTTTTACATACCAGGCAGTATTTGTGGTTTATTTTAGTTTTATTGAAGAAATATTTATATATTATTGCTTTACATTTTCCAGCAATACAAAAAAGTGGATTTGTGTTGGGATATAAAAGTAGTGCTTCACAACTTAATAATTTATCCCAAAGATAATCTTCGCCCAAGTTAAACTCATCTTCTATTACTTTACACATTTCAGTATCAAGTGTTAATTTTTTACTAAAAACTCATCTATGGTTTTTGATATTATAAAATTTTTTTACACACGCAACACTTCATGTATAGTATTACTAAATTATATTTAATTTAAATTTTGATAATATATTTATTACATCAATTACATTTTGCATGTCTGTTTTATTTAATGGTTCTGTTGTGATTTCTGTTTGAATTCCTATAGAATATAAATAATTTCCTTCTTCGTCTATCACTGGTTTTAATGAAATTAAATTATGAAAAGGAATATTGTTCTTTTTAACATTTGTAATAATAACGCTGGTTGGAATTCCCATTCCTAAACATTTTTTTATTAGTTTATGCTGTGTTTCTTCTTTTATGTTAGGCACTTGTGGTTGTAAAAACTTACAATTCCTTCCTATTATTTCATTTCTATTATACCCCGTGGTTTTTTCAAACTGTTTATTCACATAAACAAGTGGAAATCCAAAATGTTCTTTTTTTGCAGACGAAATACTAATGCATATGGGTATATTTTCTGTTATACTTATAACTTTCTTAAACCATTGAAATTCATGATAAGGAATGATAGAAAAAAATAAAACGGTTTTTTTAATGGATAATAATGCTTCATCAAACTCTTTCTCTATATTTGTATTTATACAAGGGAACAATTCCATCAATTGTTTTTCTTTTTCTGAAATGGTTTCATCGTCTAATATTTGATTAATATTTTCATCTATATCATTGCAATTTAGAAAATTATTGAAATGGGCAAGATTATCATACATTATATCATTTTGAATACTATCTCTTTTATATTGTCGTTTTAATTTTTTTGTAGAATTTAATAAGTCAACATTCATAGTTTATATTATTATGATATAATATTTTTAAGTTATATGCCTCATCAAAAGAATATTGACTATAAAGAAACTGCTGTGAATTATTATTTAGTGGAGGATAAAACACAAGAAGAAGTGTGTAAAGTATTCAATTGCTCACAAGGAATACCAAAAGAAAAATACAGGAATATAGTGAAAGGAGCATATGAAAGACCTCAAAAATATGTAAGTAAGAATAAAACAAGAAAACGACCAAAGAAAAACTATCTATAAAATCTCATGTAAAATGAGTGTTTTAAATGAGAAAAGGTGTAAAATACATTCAAAAATTACTCCACTAGCTGAATTTGCTGTTTCTCTTAACCAATTAATTTTACTGCAATTTTCAATAAAAAAATTTATAGCTTCGTCTGAATTTGTTTTTTATAAGAACGCCTGCCTTTTGCATTTTTTTTGAATATATAAAATAACTAAAGATTATTTTTTAATCACTGTAATACTCCTCCGGCTCCTCGTAAAAAGGAACCAAAAACCGTGCTTCTTTAACTGTAAAGGAATAATCCCGACTATAAGACCACTCTTTTTTATCTTCATCATAAACACGGCAAATAGTTTGACTGTTGTCTGGAATCTGCACCTTTTGTCCCAACTCTTTTTCTAGATACCTTACTTCGGTGCAATTGTTAATTCCGTGCGGATTATCTTCTTGGTAACTGTGCAACATCTCTGGCGTTTCAAATATGGGAAAGGTTCTACCATCTAGACAAATGTATCCGCGATAGAATAACAGATAATAGTCATCATCGTCAAGCAGCGTATTTTTTTCAATGAATACATACCCATTATCAAACGAGCAGTAAGAATACCGGTATTCCAGCTCATTGCCGTTTGGATAAGTGTGTGTTTTTTGAGGAAACCTCACGATTGTTGCAGACCTCATGCGCGACACGGTCGCTTCTCTTTCCTCTGGTGTCTGGTCGCAGTCGCGGAACTTGTTGAGCTCCCTGAAAGGCGTGTTAACCGTCGTAGGAAGAATCAACGTAAACTCTGGCGGATTCTTCACCTTGAAGCGAAGAAGCCTTTCCACGTTCGCAAACTGTCTTCTCAAGTATCTTTTGCGAAATCTGGCCCTGAAAATATATTGTTGTTTGGCTTTGCTGAAAATAAACTTGGGAACACTTTTCTCTCCATGTAGTACTGCAGCTTCCCTAAGGATGCGATTCACAATGTTTACCGGCAGAAAGGGAAGAGAACTCATGGTTGAAATTGTTGCGTTTTTACTCTGGTCAAAAATTTGGAAAAGTAATTCAATTTTTTTTTCAATTCCAAAAAAAATTGAACTGGTAAATAAAAATAAAAGAAAATCCAAATTCAAAAACATGATGGCGGAAGAAATCCAAGTTCAAATTCAACCTAAGACTCAATTTACCTTGGCTGGTCCCGGTCTAGTAAAAATTAATACGGACAATAGGGTAGACTGTCGTCTCAAGACAAATGGCGAATATATTATGTATTTGCCGGAACCCGATGAGGTTGTACATCTTGTGTGCCGTGGAATTGCTATTAGGGCTGCAGATCTAACAATTTTAAAGCATACTAAAGCCGGCAAGCCTGTGACATACGATTTGAATTGCACCTTTGGCTATCAGTTTGAGAATTATGACACGGTTTGTTTTAATAGTTTTAGTTACCGTGAAAAGTGCGAGCTCTACTCAATTGAAGATGTATACACAATGCGCTCACCGGTTGACTCTGAATAAATTAACGCTAACAATAAAACAAACAAAATTATCTTCCGCTCCAAACTTTTACAACCGGTAAACGCGGTATTTTTTTATTGCGAATATTCTCGCAATGTTCTTGGTATGTATAACCCCAATTGCAATATGATGTTATATTTCCCAACAAAGAATATTGTTTAACGCGTCTCAAATATTCCTCGTGAAATATAATCCCCATAATTCTCTCCAAGCAACATCTATGTCTCCTAGTTGTTACAAAATTTAATAAATTAAATAAATTGTATTTATTTCCAATTCCTAATAAAAATTCACGATTAATAAAACTTTGCACCCCAAAACATCCACCCCATACATTTTCATTTGTCCGTCCAATTACTTCATATGTTTTATCAATTTTCAACGAATTCATAATATGAAAATTGTTTGCCAAAGTAGAAACCATTCCTATCGTGTCGTTAAAGCTTTCCTTCTTTTCACAAAAGAAATGCCATATCGGCATGACTTGCACGTGTTTTCTGAGTAAAACTTCAAAATTCATGCGCTTTTGCATGAATGTGCTGTCGTGTATAATAACAGCGTTGTCAAAATAATCATTCTTATAAAAATAATAATACGGCAGAAGTTCACCTCTTCCTGGAAACTCCGATTTCACGTATTCAACATTCTTGTATTCGTATTCTGCTTTTAAAACACGCAAGTCACTGTTATCGTCTATTACAACAATTTTCTTAAACGGATAGAATCTGCGAATAGATTGAATGCAAAAATTCCAATACTTGTTTGTAGTTTCAGAATTTACGTGGCGAGTGATAATAAATCCAAAATTTCTTGTATTTGGTGTTAATGAATTCATTTTATTTTATTAAATATAATGAATATAATAAATTTGTTTTTTAAACTGAGACTTTAACTAAGATTTTCAGATGAAAAACAAGGAATATTGTCTATATTTATAATTGTTTTATCCGATGGTGCTTTATTTTTAGTTACAACAAACTTTTTAAATTCTGCACGTTCAAGCTGCGCTTGCGGTGTGTGATTGTGCACGCAACGCGCAATCATTTTATATAATTTAAAATCAGGATATCTCTCAACGCCATTATTTTTGTAAAGTATATTGATGCCATTATCATCTAAACACCAATCAAAAATTAACTTAACGATAGGTTCGCAATTATCATAATCATCCAATGCGTCTAAATCGTCAATAATATAATCAAAAATTGAACAAGCTAACCGGCACAAATCAAAACTATAATTGGGTTCCAAACGCGGCTTCTTTTCGTTGAAATAAGGTTCCGTGTTATATTGTGTAGCAGCGTCTGCGCCTGGTTGAAAACTATCGCTGCAAAACAATTTTCCATCAAACTTGTAAATGGCTCTGCCAAAATCAATAATTTTAAAGATGCGTCCAAAAGTTGGCACTTTATAATAGGTCTTTCTATAGCAGTAATAAATATACTTTTCATCCGTTTCATTATACATAATGTTATTTGTGTGCAAGTCATTGTGTGTAAATAAAAATGCTTTTTGATAGGTAATCAAAATCATAATAACTTGCATTAATGCGGAAAACCATTCTTCCTGAGTCAATTCATTATTAATTATAAGATCATCAAATGTGGTGTCACAATTTTCCATGCAAATAACTTGCACAGGAAAACTTGGTATGGTTGCATCAATTCGTTCTTCTTCACAAAACTCATCACTTCCACTTTCACTTCCACTTTCGCTTCCACTTTCGCTTCCGAGCCCATTTTTAATACTTGCAGTTTCTTCGGCATTATTATTTGAGTCTTCCTCACAATTATTGCACGACTCGCCGGCTCCACTATTATTGGATGTGTGCGATGTTCTTGAAGAGCAAGTAGAAGTTGATTTAATTGTAGTTGTTTTTGCGTCAACTGGTAATAATGTATCAGATCCCATAATATCAACCAATTCAATTGAGTTTTCTTTTAAATCCTCCAACGTTAAATGAGTTTCTGTCTCGGAAGTGATGTCACCATCTGTAAATATATTTTCAAACAAAGCGTTGTCAATGGATTTAATAGACAACATTGATTTGTTGCTTATATTATGATCTATTCTAATAGGAACTAATTGTTTGGGTTTATCTTCATCGTCGTATAAAAAACTATAATCATCTACTTGGAAACTAACATTTTTGTTTTTATTAAAAAACTCTGACTTGCAAAGATAATCTAAGTCGTCAATAACATTCAATTTAAAATCCTTTTTAATTCCAAGAAAGGAACCGTAATAGTCAACACCATTAACAAAATTGTATTTATGAATCAGCGTACTTGAGAGAAATGAAAAAAACCCATCAACATACGCCGAATTATTGCAATCCAACAATTTTGGATGAACCGCACCTATCTCTCCATTTGTCGTTAATTTGGGCAAGTTAAACAACGAAGGATCGGTAATATTGTATTTTCCAATCAAGAATTTAAAAGGGTCCAATAATGGCGCCATTTTAAAAAAAACTTGTTTCTTTTTCATATTGGACGTTTCTAAATGTTGCACAGTGCAATTATATAAGTTTTTATTGTCAGAAACAGAGTTTTTTATATCCGTTAAAAACCACTCATGGTTCAAATTAACAGAGTTGAAATTTGTTTCATTTAATAAAAAAAACCTATTGTAAATAGGAGAATAATTTTGGACTTCAGAAAGAAAAGTTAAATTTTCTTTTTTGAATAACTTGAATAACTCGCCGTTTTTTCTCTTCTCATAGTTGATTTTAAGAGTAACGTTATCCATTAGCTAAATAGTATATTAATAATACTCATTTTTAACTTATTTATAAATCTTTAGTAATTTCGGCTAAACAAATGCAAAGTTGCATATTTTCATAAAATAAGTTATGCGTATTCTAGTTTGAATGAATTTTCTAAAGTAACAGTAACAAGAATATCATGACTTTAGAACTAAAGAAATTTGACATGAAGACAATTAGTTTCAAACCAAATGAATCTAAAGGACCAGTTGTAGTTTTAATTGGAAGACGTGACACGGGCAAGTCTTTTCTTGTGAGAGATTTATTATATTATCATCAAGACATTCCGATTGGAGTTGTTGTGGCCGGAACAGAAGAAGGAAACGGTTTCTATGGAAAAATGGTGCCAAAATTGTTTATTCACAATGAATATAACACGGCAATCGTTGAGAACATTTTAAAGCGGCAAAAATCGGTTTTGAGGCAGATTAAAAAGGAAATGGAGTCGTTTAAACGAAGCACAATTGATCCGCGCGCTTTTGTAATTCTTGATGATTGTCTTTATGACGGTGCATGGACTCGCGATAAAATGATGCGTCTCCTTTTCATGAATGGCCGTCATTGGAAGATCATGCTTATCATCACAATGCAATATCCTCTTGGTATTCCTCCCACACTGAGAACCAACATAGATTATGTTTTTATTCTGAGAGAACCATACATCGCAAATAGAAAACGTATTTATGAGAATTATGCAGGAATGTTTCCAACTTTTGAGTCTTTTTGTCAGGTCATGGATCAATGCACTGAAAATTATGAGTGCTTAGTAATAAATAATAATGCAAAATCCAATAAATTGCACGAACAAGTGTTTTGGTATAAGGCCGACTCGCACAATGACTTCAAATTGGGATCAAAAGAATTCTGGGAACTCAGCAAAGACATTAATTCGGATGAAGAAGATGAGAAATATGACCCAAATAACGCAAAAAAACGCGGAGCAGGTCCTAAAATTAGCGTAAAAAAGACGAAGTGGTAATATCTTGCTTTGAAAATCTTGTTTTGTTAAATTAAAAACAAGATTTCCAACTTCTTGGAAGATGGGATACAATTGCAAAAGCAGGACAACATGAAGGAATCTCTGCAACAAAAATGAGTTATAGTGTTAAAAATAAAAAAGTGGTTGAAGATTATTATTATTGTTTGGCTTTGTAAATAAATTTATAAACTGTAAATTTATTTTTTATTTTTGTTTCTATTTCTTGATACATTTACTCATCTTTTTCTTTCACTACAAATGGGCCGCTAAGAAGCTCGCTCTGACCATTGTCAGTCTTGCCAACAATAATATTCTCACCCTCAAACAACTCGGCGCGAATATCAGCGGCAGAAATAGTATCCTGGTCCTTCAATGACCGCTCTTGAGTGTTGATACCACTTACACCAATCAAATTGCCGTCCTCATCAATGTTTTGAGTAAGCGTTGCACCCGTCTTTTCGGCGGTTTTAATATTTTCCTCAATAGCCTTCTTTTTTGTTTCTTTGACTCTTTGATCAAAAGCAGATTTGGCAAAATTCTCATTCTTATTCTTCTCGTGCATTAACTGATTAAGCTCATCCTCCATATATTCAACTCGCCCAGTCTTGTAGGCTTCAGGGTCCCATGGCATCCACATTCCCACCGGGCCAACAAATACGTCATGATTTGGGTCAACTTCCCTCAACATTTTGCATCGCAATTCAGCCTCCTCCATGGTAGGGTAAGCACCTCTCATCTTAATTCCGCGTGTAGAAGTTTGGAAATTATGATTCACGTTAAATGCATTTTCAAGTTCCTCCTCATTTTGGTCCAAGAAAGTCTTATAGTCATCCTCCATATTACCCTTTACCAGTAAATCTTGTTCCTCATTTAAAAATTCCTTGTAATCCTTTGAAACCTCGTCAAACGACAATTTGTATTTGTAACTAACAAAATTTAGAAATTGCATAAACTTTTCCATACTCTTGGAAAATTCCCACTTCTTTAGGAATTCCTCAAAGAAAAACAACTCTTTCATTTTAACAATTTTTTCGGGAGAAATAAAAGAAATGCATACAAATTTTTGCCCAGCAATTAGTTTATCTTCATCCAACACATCAACATATTTAGGATTAATTGAACCCGATTCTGTCAACTTTTTCTCAAAGCCGCGAGATTCTTTTGAATGACTACCCATTTTATTATTTAGTAGTTTTTATTTTAAGTTTTTTATCGCGCAATATATTTTTTTCTTATTATTTAATATAGATGTTTGATATCACCGAGCTTGTCAAGAGAGTCATTAAGTATTTAGTGGAAGGTTTAATGGTCGCTATTGCTGCATATGCCATCCCTAAACGTTCATTAAACGTTGAGGAAATCATTTTGCTCGCCTTAACTGCCGCTGCCACATTTAGCATTTTGGATACATACGTCCCTAGCATTGGAGTGACAACCCGTTCTGGCGCTGGTTTTGGCATTGGTGCCAATCTTGTGGGCTTCCCGGGCGGGCTTTAAATTTATCCCACTTACATAGTCTGCAACCAATAATATGATAATTTATTATATCATATTATTTTATATGGCACGAACAAGAAACAGAAAAACTCTGAAGATGCGTAGAAGAAATACAAGAAAGAACAGAAAAATGAATAAAAGAGGTGGCGCGGGAATGTTAACACCTCCTGGTTCACCAATTCAACAACAAGGATCACCGAACTTTATTGATGTGGACACGCCTGGTTCGTTGCATTTGAGTGATCTTGATGTAACTCCTAGAAACTCTGAATCAGGTTATACAACAGGTGATTCTACATCTGGTTTTCAAGGATTAAATTTAACACAACAATTTGATGATGCCGATTCAGGTTCATTTACAGTAGGTGAAGATTCTATAAACAATGACAATCTGGTTCCAGGTCAACAAGGTGATGATGCAAGTTCATTTGGCAGCCTTGGACACGGTGGAAAAAGAAAAACTAGACGACACAAAAAATCAAGAAAGTCTAGAAGATATAGAAGACGTTAGATAGATTATAATTAAATAGTCGCAATAAATTCCCAATCCAATTCCTCGCATATCTTTTTCCAAATGGTGTCTTGTTCAATTAACTTCTCTCTATCCTTCAACATTGGAATTTCTGGGAGATACTGTGTTTCATCCAGCAATTCAAACAACTTGTAAAGAACATAATAGTAATGCAAGAAATTTACGCGATAATCAGGGCAATGTTTTGCATATGGATATTGAATTTCCATAAAGAAGTTGCACAACGTCTCTTCCAACTCTTGGGAGATAATAGGTGGTTTAATTCCCAATTTGTCCTTGATAAAATTGATGTGTTCATAATATTTATTATAACCAAGTTTCTTGAGTATTTCTTTGGTTTTATAATAAGTAAGTTTTGAATATTCAACTCGTTCCTTTTTAATCTGGTGTTTAAGGTTGTCAATAACTTCTGCAGGTATTTGTGTAGTTTCCTTTCCTTGAAATTGCGCCAAAATTTCTTTAAAATGGTTAATCTTTTTATACGCATAAAAACACACTTCTTTTGGAGGTTCTTTGTAAGAAGG